CGGACAGTAAAGCCCAAGTTGGAGCAGGTTGATGGCGATCACTCTTGATGCGACCGTTGGCGGAGCTTCTGCCAATACTTATTTGACCTTGAGTGACGCCCAAGACATTATTGACGGCTTGGTTGAAGATGATGATGTTGCTGCATGGGCAAGTGCAACAACAGATCAAAAGAATCGTGCGCTTTACACCGCAACGCAGCGACTTGATCGTGAGCGGTATCTTGGCGCGAGAGCAACTGACACGCAGGCACTGCAGTGGCCGCGCACTGGTGTTCGCAAGCCTGATACCTACATCAACACTTATGCAGTTGGTTTTCCGTTCAGGATCACCACAGATTATTTCACCGACACGGAAATCCCAGATCAGGTGAAGAAAGCGCAGGCTGTGCTTGCTGTTTACTTAAACAACAACAAGGATGGCATTGGCCTGAGCGGTCTTGAGGATTACAAAAACGTCAGCATCGGCCCAATCAATGTTACGCCCAATCAATTTGGTGCAGTTGGTGCGAATCGTATCCCGCCAATGGTTGAGCGTTATCTGATTGGCCTTAGAATCAGTGGACCAGGCAACATCGCTGTCAAACGGAGCTGATTATGGGTTACAAGTATCCCGGCGCTGAATATATCAGCGACACTGCAGCCCATACCGGACGGTTTGGCAAAGTTGTTGCGCTTGAGGATTCTGTGGTGGCCACGCTGGTCGCTGAAGACATCACCGGCAATGCCTTGACTGCTGTTGTTCTTAAGGCTGACTGTGAGATTTGCGGCGTGATTACTAGCGTCACGCTAACCAGCGGCTCTGTTATTGCTTACAGGCTCTGATCATGGCTCACAACAGCGGCGTAATTGATCCGTCTTATAGCATCGGCGCGGATTTTGTGAATAACACAACGGCCCGCACTGGTCGCTGGAATCGCATCACCATATTGAAAGGCAACACAAGCTTTAGCGCCATTACAGCTGAAAACTGGACTGGCAACAGTCTTGTCGGTGAAGGCTTGCCTGCTGGGTTTGAAATTCAAGGCGTGTTCACTGCCTTTACTTTGAATAATGGCGGCGCTGCTGTCGCATACAAGATCTGATCATGGCAAAATCACACGGCGGCGCAAGTGCAGTTGACTGGTCAGTAGGTGCGGAGGTGATCAACGACACTGCGACGCATACTGGGAAGTTTATGCATATTGACTTTTATGAAAGCAGCACGATCAGCGCGATTGTCAGCACAAATGTGATTGATAACAGTTTTACAGGTGCAAGCGTTGACCAGGGCGCACATTTGACGGGTTACTTTACAAGCATTAAGCTCCAGAATGGAGCTTGTATCGCTTATCGGATCTGATGTCTCTTGCTTCTTCACTGCAGAAAGTTGCCAACAAGGCGATTGGCAGGTTTGGCGGTGACATTACGTTGCAATTTGTAACGACTGCTGCATATGATCCTGTCACCGGAACGGCTAGCGAAAGCACTACAACGGCGACAGTCAAAGGTGTTCTTGAAGGCGTAAATGCTCGGGATGTTAATGACCTCGTTCGAGGTGACGATAAAAAATTGACAATTGCGGCGTCCTCAATCACGTCAGTGCCTAGCACTGATGACAAAATCGTCATTGGTGGCGTAACGCATCAGATTATCCGAATGGAGACGATTGAGCAGGATAATACTGCAATTGTGTACATCTTCTTTTTAAGGAGCTGATCATGCGTGAAATTCATATTGCAAAAATCAGTTCATACGTTCGCGAAAACGTGTCCGAGCTTGTTCGCGCTATTGCGTTAGAAGCTGATGGGCAACTCAAGCAGCAAAGCCCGGTTGATACTGGTCGTTTTCGTGAAAACTGGCAAAAGCAGATTGAGCCGCTTGAAGCGTCCGTGTCAAATAATTTGCCATACGCTGAACGCTTGGCTAATGGTTGGTCCAAACAGGCACCTGAAGGCTGGGTGCAAACGATTGCAGCCAATCTAAAGCCCTACGCTGAAGCACAGGCACGAGAAATTGAAAGGAACGATTGATGGCAAGCTCTTACAACGATGTTCGCAGCACGATCGAAGGAAGGATTGCCACCGAAATGGCTGAATCACCTTCATATCCTGTCAGCTATCAAAATGTTCCTTATACGCCACCAAATGACTCAACATGGGTGAGCACTTCTGTTCGCTTCGGTGATAACAATTACGCGACACTTTTAGGCCCTTCGACAGGTCTCAACCGTCAGGTCGGAACTTTGACCGTAAATGTATATTCACCGATCGGAGTTGGCCCTGGCGCAAACCTAGTCATTGCAGAGCGTCTGAAGGATTTATTCGATAGACAAACAGTTAATGGCATAATTTTCAATCCTGCATCAGGTCCACGCCAAGTTTTGCCAGCCTCACCAGAGGGTTATTTCCAGACTCAAACTACCATCACGTTTGAAGCCTACGTAGAATAAAGCGAAGCCACTACCGTTCAAACATCATGGCTACTGTTCTGTCCGGTACGTCCGGCGCTCTTTATTACAAACCTGCTGGCACTGACGCTGATCAGCTCGCAGCATCTGCCTTTCCTTCTTCTGGCAGTGACATCACTGTTGGAACTTATCTGGGTTTTCAGGTTGATGATCCTGTCACTTTGACTTACCCTGCTGCAGCCACTACCACTGGTGCAATTGCCGCTGGTGATTATTTTGTGTTGACCTATAACGCCAGCACTGGTGTTATGACTGTCAGCTCTACGGTTGGCGGCTCTGCTGAAACTGCAAGTGCTGCACCTACCGGCTTTGGAGGTGCTTTTGCAAGCATTAGCTATACAAACTTTGAAGCTGTCGGAGATGTCCGCGAATGGTCGTTTGAGATTACTCGCGACGAAATTGACGTGACCACGATCGGTCAAACCTTGGGTCAGTATGCACCGTTTAAGACCTACATCACTGGCTTCGCTGATGGTGAAGGTTCGGCAACGATCTACACCACCGATGATGATACTTCGATTGCCTCTCGTTTGGTCGAGGATGTGATCCAGCGTCAGCAAAACGGCGTACAGTTCAAGCTGTATATTGATCGCGTGTTGTCTTCTGGTTCGGTCGATAACACCACCAGCCGCAGCATTGAAATGGAGGCTGTGCTGACTTCAGCCAGCTTTACCGTCAATCCTGACGATGCGCAGCAAATTGAAGTTGCGTTCCGTCCTTCTGCGGTTCCTACCTTCGACTTCAGCAAGTCCTGACCATCAAATTAAACAATCAACCCCTGGCCTTGTGCTGGGGGTTTTTTGTGCGTATTATTCATTTAGTTATTGGTTTTTTCATGCCAGCTGCATCCGCAAGTCTTCGCGCTTTGGATCGTCTCAAAAAGGCAGCAAACCTTGTGCCAATTAAGCGCATTGTGACGCTGAGCAACGGTGATGAATTTGAATTTTGGAGCACTCCGCTAACGATGGCGGAACGTGAAAAAGCGCAAAAACAGGCGAACAGCGATGATGCTACGCAATTTGCATTGCAGTTGCTTGTTGCTAAAGCACAAGACGAAAACGGTCAGCGTTTATTTGCTCAAGGTCAGATTGCTGAGCTGAAGAATGATGTACGAGATGAAGACTTGCAAGCCTTGATGGTTGCATTGATTACAGGCGAAGGCAATGTTACGGAGGAAGAAGCAAAAAACTAACTAAATGCGTCAAGAATGATTATCCGCTAAGGATGATGATGCGTGTAGCTCGTGACCTGGGCTACACGTTGTCTGAATTGACGCAGCGCATGTCACGCGAAGAGATGCAGCTTTGGGTTTTACTGTATGAAGTAGAAGCAAAAGAGCAACAAGACGCGATGAGGAAAGCTAAGCGCCGGTAGAATTGAAGCACGATTAGGTCGATGCTCGTGGCTGTTGTTGCTGCTGTTCAGGTAAGAGTTGATGCTAAGAATGCACAGCAGCAGCTTCAGAGACTCAGTCAAACATCGAGCAAGCTGAACGGTGGATTCAAAACTGCCTCTACAGGCGCCCAAGGGTTAGGAGCCGCAATTAAAGGCGCATTGGCGCCAATCATTGCAGTTTCTACTGCGGTTGCTGGACTAAAAAAAAGTTTAGATACAGCGTTTGCCCGTGGTGTGGCCGAAAAAAGGCTGCAAAATCTAACAGGATCTGCGCAAGAATACGAAACGGCGCTAGCGCTTGCGGCGCAATCATCCGAGAAATTTGGCATTTCTCAGACTCAAGCTACACAATCATTGGCGGATGTTTTTTCGCGATTGAAAGGCGTTGGTTTCGGCTTGAAAGAAACGTCTCAAATTTATGACGGTTTTAACGTTATTGCCAAAGAGTCAGGTTTAGCAGGTGATGCTGCTGCAAGTGCATTTTTCCAGCTAAGCCAAGCGCTTGGTAAGGGCACGCTTAATGGCGATGAATTTGTGACTGTGTCTGAGCAGATGCCTCAACTGCTGGACAAGATCGCACAGACAACAGGCCGCAGCCGTGGCGAATTAAAGGAAATGGCGGCTGATGGAGAGATCACTAGCAAAGTTCTTTATGACGCATTATCCGGTGCCGCTGATGCGTCTGGCGACTTAAATAAAAAGCTTACTGACTCACAAAAAGCCTTTAATAGTTTGACAAAAATTTCGGATGAATTATTTAATACGCTTGGCAAAGTGTTCGCACCAGTTGTGATTAAAGGTGCTGAAGCACTTGCCTGGGCCGGTCAAAAAATTGCTGATTGGTGGGATTATTTGGCAAATCGTGTTCTCCCTAAAGCCTTAAAAATCTTAGAGCCTTTAATCCAAGAGATGCAATCAATATGGGACTCTATTCCTTGGAATGATCTACTTACAGTTATACAGAACATTTACTTGCTGGGTATTCAAACGATACTCGAAGGCTTGAAAATACTTGTGCCGATTCTGGTGTCAATCGTCCAAAAAGTCAAAGAAATTGCAGATAGTCCTGCCTTTAAATTTGTTGCAGAACAGGTAGGAAATGTTTTTAACGCTCTTGGTTTGACGAATAATCGCGTAGGCGAATTTAATAATCAACAGAAAGAAGGCGTTAAACAAGCCGCAAGTCTTAGGGACAAGTTTAGTAGCTTGCCTGAAGATGCAAGCAAAGCAACTGAAAAGCTAAAGCAATTTGTTGAATCAGCAAAGCAAGGTGTTGAAGCTCTTGAGGCGCAAAAGCGTAATGTCCAAGATCAAGAAGAAGCCTATAAAAGCTCAATGAGTGTTGTCGACGCCCGTTTAAATGCAGAGAGCCAAATCAATAGTTTGCAGAATCAGCAGCTTGAGCGTGCTTACGAACTAGCAGGCTCTTCGCAGCAACGCCTAGAAATTGCCAAGCAAATTTATCAAAACGAGATTGAAGGTGCCAAGCTTGCTTATCAGACAACGCTAAATCAAATTGAAGCTGAGCGAAACGCGCTTGAATTTAAGCGTCAAGGCGCGGTGATTGATGGGCAAATCCTTAAGGCTCGCGGAGAGATTTTAATAGCAGAAAAACAAAGCGTGGAAGCAAAGAAAGCTGCACAGGCAGAGGTGCAAAAAGCTTTAAATTCGCAAATGCAAGCTGTTCGCTTAATTGACAATCAAATTAAATCTCAGGCTGAGGTTGCTGTTTATCAAAAGCAAGCCGCAGAGGCGCAATTCAAATCGGCGGAGCTAACTGCAAGACAAAACCTTGAGCAAAAGCTTGTAAGTGAAGAGATTGGATTAACCCAATCGCAAGCTGTTAATTTATCAAACAAGTTGTCTGAGGGCGTGACAAATAGTCAAAATTTAAGCACCGGAATGGGGCAAGTAAAGAATAATACCGAGCAAACAGGAACAATGATGATTCGTGTTGCTACCGAAGCTGATCGAGCTGCAACGAGTATTGCAAGGGCGGCTGCTGCGCAACGAAGTTTAAATGCAGCAAAAGCTCAAGGCGGTGGAGGTGGCGGCGCTCAAGGCGCTGCAAATGGTGCTTATTGGCCTGGTGGCTTCCAAGCTTTTGCCAAAGGCGGAATGGTTACAGGCCCGACGCTAGGCCTGATCGGTGAAGGTGGTGAACCTGAATACATCATCCCTCAAAGTAAAGCCGCAGGCTTCGCTGCAAATTATTTGAGCGGTCAACGTGGAGCGGGTGCCATTCCTGCTTTTGCTGATGGTGGCTACGTGGCACCATCAAGCGCCAGCGTTAACATCCAAACGGGTCCGGTAACTCAAATGAATGGCACAAATTACGTGACCACTCAAGATTTATCACGTGCGGTGCAAGCCGGTGTCAATCAAACATTAGATTTAATCCGGCGTGACAGTAGCATTCGCACCAGTCTCGGGATGGTTTGATGGCAAATTACGATATTCTCTGTTTCCTTGAGTATTACGCCGACCGCACCAGCGTTTTGGATGGTTCAGGCAATCGTGCACCTTCAAACCAATGGCAAAATTTCTATCAAGATCCGCAGAGCCTTAGCGTTGATTCTGAAGCTACGGGAACATATTCTTATTTAGCTTTTGATGTTGATGGCTTTGGGTCTAGCGAAGGCGGCGAGATCGATGATCTATCAATTTCTATTGCAGCAACTGGCCAAATCATTGACATTACCGACGTAGCAATGTCGGCTGATAATTTGATCATCGCGTCTTTGTACGTGCAGGACGTTGGAGCAAATAGTTTCGACGCTTCAAGTGCTCAATTGATCAGCCGTTACTATGGCGCAATTTCTGGCGCGTCTGTTAGCGATGAATCCGTAAGCTGGACTGTGAACCCAGCGATCAATAAAATCAAGGCACAGGTGCCTTTCCGAGTAATCGACACTGACTTGATTGGGAGATTCGACGTTCCATGACCATTTCTGCAGGTTTTCCTCGTTCTAAAAAAATCGGCGCGACTCCGCAAGGCAAAACTGGTGCGCGGCAATCAAAAGCAAATCAAGACCGTGCGCCGGAGAATAGTAAGGCGCCGTCTGGGAATTTAGACAAAAATCAAAGGATTGGCCAAGCTGGTGAAACGGTGCCAATTGTTTTTGCAAAGCGTGTGAACGATAAAGGCGGGGTTTGGGTTGCGCCGCCTTTGTTGAAAACTGGTTCAAGAGATTTTGTACCTAGCCTTTTGTTTTCAATTAGTCAAGGCAAAATTGCCAGCACACCAGACCCAATTAATTTATGGTCAGGTTTGAACAATCAAAAACTAAGAATTGATTCTTCGATGACGTTGAGCCATGTCTACAAAACCAATGCTGAGTTAATCGCCACTCCGGTATGTCCTATTGGCGGAGATGGCTTGTATTGCGGGGTTGATAGTTTTTCTTATTTGGAGCCTGTAGTGCTAGGTGAGTCAGCAGGCCAAAAAACAAGAGTGCGTCTGCCAGCACGTCGAGATTTCTACTTTGGGGTTAGAACAATTACAAGAGGCACGGGAGACACCGATAATTCGGTTTTTTATGCTATTTCAAAGTATTTCGACAACAGCACTGGCAACGATGTGACTTCAGCGTATGAAGCCGCTTTAGGTTTAACTCCTGGTACGCTATATGTCTACAATCTTGATTTATCAAGCCCACCGCAACCGGTGCAAGTTGATGGGATAGTAGATCTTATCGGAAGCCTAGGATATGTTGCCCCAACTACAGTTTTTAGCGCTATTGGTGATGGGTCAGGTGATTTTACTCAAGAAATAGAAACTAAATCTATTCAGTTTCAATATGATCTAAATAATCCAGCGGATGTACCATACGCCCTAACAGGCGTTCAGCGTGAAATTGTTGCAAGCATTTACGCCAACCCAGACACCTCTACAATTACTGATTTCACAAATTATGCAGACATTACGTTTTTGAAAGTTATTGGCAATTTGTTTGGTGAGCCTGAATCTGGATCAATGCCACCCGACGCCAAACAAGCCTATATCTTCTACGAAGAAGGGATAGAGGTTAATTTATATAGCGCTGGGCTTTCTGGCGGCAGCTATACCGTCGGCGCTAGCAACCAATTGGTTGACTTGGCAATGCACCTGTTTAAGTTATTGAAGCGAGTTGATGGGGCAAATACGGCAGACATTGCTGCGCCAATGAACATTAGCAACATGCAGGCAATTGCTGCTTTTTGCACAAACTATGATCTTTTATTCAATGGAGTTATTTCAGCACGTGTCAACGTGGTGGATTATTTGGTTTCGCTAGCCCCGTGCTTTTTGCTTTCTTTTGTAAGCCTTGGCGGGCAGTATCAGTTCCGTTCGCTGTTGCCGCTAAATGGCAGCAATCAAATTAATGTTGCAGGGTTGACGCCTGCAGCGACTTTCACCGAAGCGGACATCTTGCCAGGATCATT